ACGAAAGCACTTTGGAAGCATTCAGGAATGAACGCCAACCGGCAAACCGAGGATGAGCTCCGTGGACTGGTCGAGGGCTACATCGCGGCAGTCCGGGACGGCTCCCGCGTGGCCGGGAAGTTGGAGAGGCTGGTCGTTGACAGGCATGTCCGTGACCTGGAACGCGTGGACTCCGGTCTCAGGTTCGACGAGTCCCGGGCACTGCACGTTCTCAGATTCTTCGTCGACTACGTCCGACACACCAAAGGATCCGATTTCGCCGGCAAGCCGTACCGATTCACCGAGCAATCGGCCTGGATCGCGTTCGTCTGCTGGTGCGTGTTCGGGTGGGTCGTCACTGACGACGACGGTGTCGAGCGCCGGCGGTTCCGAACGGCGTACATCTGCGTCGCGCGGAAGAACGGGAAGACGATGATCGCGGCGATTCTGGCCCTGTACATGCTGGCCTTCGACGGTGAGGCCGGGGCCGAGGTTTACTTCGCGGCGACGAAGCGTGACCAGGCGAAGATCGGGTGGCGCCAGGCGGCGCAGATCGTTCGGAAGTCGAAGGACAAGGAATTCCGCAGGCTGTTCAAGATCACGGACTACACGGCGCACATTTCTCTGCCCGGCGAGGACGCCTACGCCGTGGCCCTCGGCCGGGACGGCGATTCCCACGACGGGCTAAACCCGCACCTAGCGAACGTGGACGAGCTCCACGAGCACAAAGATCGCGAGCAGTGGGACGTGCTGGATAGCGGCATGGGTGCCCGGCGCCAGGGGCTCATGCTAGGGATCACGACCGCCGGGTCGAAGCGTTCCGGGCTCTGCTGGGACCTCGACCACGACGCTGAGCGCACGCTCACCCAGGCGATTGAGGACGATTCGACGTTCTCGTTCATTGCCCGTCTTGATGAGGCCGACGACTGGCGCGACGAGTCCGTGTGGTGCAAGGCGAACCCGAACCTCGGGGAGTCCGTACGGGTCGAGAGCATCCGGGACGCCTGCACGAAGGCGCAGAACAACGTCGCGTATCTCGGGGAGTTCAAGCGGAAGAGGTGCAACCTCTGGGCCGAGAGCGAGAAGGCGTGGCTGCCGGTTGCGAAGTGGGACGCCTGCACCGGCGAGGTGGACCTGGCGGCACTCGAGGGCCGCCACTGCTATGTAGGAATCGACATATCGGCGGTACACGACTACACCGCGGCGATCGCTGCGTTCCCGCAGGACGACGGCAACGTCGTGGTGGTGCCGCGGCTGTGGATTCCAGAGGCGACGCTAGTCGAACGGGAGAAGATTGACAAGGTGCCCGTAACGGCGTGGGCCGAGCAGGGGTGGGTGCAGACCACCCCGGGCGAAGTGATCGACCAGGACGCGGTGAAGATGTGGCTCCTGAACCTCCGGGAGAGGTACGACGTTCGGCAGGTCCCGATCGACCAGGCCCAGGCGTGGAAACTGATGTCGGAACTCGAAGACCTCGAGTTTGATGTCGTTCGCCACGGCCAAGGAATCATGGCGATGACCGGGCCGGTGAAGGAGACAGAGCGGCACATCCTGCGCGGCGCGCGCGGCGAAACGCCCCGCCTGATCCACGACGGGAACCCCTGCATGCGATGGATGATCGCGAACACCTGCGCGAAGCGTGACGCCCACGACAACATCAAGCTCGACAAGGAGCAGTCCTCGGACCGCATCGACGGTGTGGTGGCTCTGGTGATGGCGCTCGGTAGCGCGGTTCTGGTCGAGGAGTCTGCCGGCGTCGGGATCTCAGTCTGGGGTGAGGAGGACACGGCGTGAAGCTCTGGGACAGAGTGAAGCTCGCCGGCAACGTGCTGCGCAGATCGAGTCCTGAGAACCCGAACACGACGTTCTTCGAGTGGCTCGAGAGCCTCGGCGGAGGCCCGGTGCTGTCCGGCGTGACGGTGAACAACTCGACAGCGCTGCGGATCTCTGCGGTGTTCGCGTGCATCAGGATTCTCGCTGAGACCATCGCGTCGCTTCCACTGATCGTGTACGAGCGCGACGCGGACGGCGGGAAGACCCGAGCGACGAACCACGACCTGTACCGCCTACTGCACGACGAGCCGAACCCGCTTATGAGCTCGTTCATCTGGCGGGAGACTAAGCAGGGGCACGTCGCAGGGATGGGAAACGCCTACTCCGCGATCGTCCGGGACGGCTCGGGAACCGTGCGAGAGTTGTGGCCGCTGGACCCGGTCGGTGTGACTCCCGAGGTTGAGTCCGGCCGCCTGGTGTACCGGCTCTCGGATCGTGTTGCGCGCAACGGCGAGAAGATCCTGCTGCCGGCGGACGTGCTGCACATCCCGGGGCTCGGCTACGACGGCATCAGGGGGTACAACCCGATCCACATGGCGCGGGAAACTATGGGCCTGGCGATCGCCGCAGAGCAATATGGGGCGGCGCTGTTCGGGAACAAGAGCGAGCCCGGCGGTGTGCTGGAGACCGACCAGAAGCTCGACGACAACATAGAGAAGCGGCTGCGCGCCGGCTGGGAGTCTGCACACAGAGGACCGGCCAACGCTCACCGGATCGCCGTACTGCAAGGCGGCCTGAAGTGGAAGCCTGTCGCGATCAACCCTGACGACGCTCAGTTCCTCGAGACACGTAAGTTCCAGATCAACGAGATCGCGCGTCTGTTCAGGATCCCCCCACACATGATCGGCGACCTGGAGCGCGCGACGTTCTCGAACATCGAGCACCAGTCGCTCGAGTTCGTGACGCACACGCTGCGCCCGTGGCTTGTGCGCTGGGAGATGGAGATCAACAGAAAGCTGTTCGGCAAGGACGAGCGCAGACAGTTCTTCGTCGAGTTCAACGTCGAGGGCCTACTCCGAGGCGACATCAAGAGCCGTTTCGAGTCGTACGGGATCGCCATCCAGAACGGTTGGCTGAGCCGCAACGAAGTCCGGCGCCTCGAGAACATGAACCCCGAGGAGGGGCTCGACGAGTTCCTCGAACCCATGAACATGCAGGGCGCCTCCGCGGCGGCCGAGGAGGCAGCGTGAAGGACACAGAAAAACGCATCTATCAGATGGACTTCACAATCGAAGAGCGCGCCGAGGGAGAGGCTGACCAGATTGTCGGGTATGCCGCGGTGTTCAACAGAACTACAGACCTAGGTTGGCTCACAGAAGAAGTCGCTCCCGGAGCGTTCACGGCCGCCATCAAGGAAGACGACGTCCGGGCTCTGGTTGACCACGACCCGTCGAGGATCCTGGGGCGAACGTCTGCAGGGACACTCGATCTATCACAAGACAAGATTGGTCTGAGGATGAAGATTGACTTACCGGACACGAGCACAGGAAGAGACATTCGGGAGTCAATCTCCCGAGGAGATGTCAGCGGTGCGTCGTTCAGCTTCAGAACCATCAACGACGAGTGGAGCACAAAGGAAGGCAAGCAACACCGAGTACTGAAGAAGGTTCGACTGTTCGACGTCGGACCCGTCTCGTTCCCAGCGTACGCCGACACCTCGGTCGGCGTTCGGAATCTCGAAGTAGCGAAGCGCTCCCTGTCCGAGTGGGAAGAGAAGAACAAGCCAGAGGAACCGGAGTTGAGTTACGACGCAGAGATGGACAGACAGCGTCACGCAGAGGCTATGTAAACGAAGACGGCGGCGGGGCTAGGTTGATCGCCGAAAAGCCACTTGCCCAAGTGGCCTGCCCCACCAATTAAACACAGGGAGTAGGGCGTGGGCGTCCCATGAGAGGTCTCAACAATGAGATCGGTAGAGCTTCGAAAGAAGCGCGCCAAGCTCATCGCGGACGCCGGGGAGATCATCACCAAGGCACGCGAGGCAGAGCGCAAGATGTCCGCCGAAGAGCGAGAGAAGTTCAACAAGCTGCACGACGACGCGGACGCTCTACTCGTCGAGGTGCAGGACGAGGAGCGCCAGGAGACCCGCGAGAAGGAACTCGCTGAGATCCGCGGCGCAGCAGAGGACGCCACAGGCAACCGCGGGGTTAGCAATGACCCCACAGAGAACGCACGTCTCGAGAACGAGACCTTCACCGCCTGGATGCGGGGCGGCCTTGAAGCGTTGACCGAGGAGCAGCGCACGATGGCAGCTTCTCGCCTGGTCGATGCCCCAGAGGGTCGTGCAGCACAGACCGTCACGACCACAGCGGGTGGGTTCCTGATCGCTCCTGAGTTCCAGGCGGAACTCGAAACGGCACTGCTGGCCTTCGGTGGAGTACGCAACGTGGCGCGGATCGTAGCGACGTCGACTGGCGCGCAGATGGAGTGGCCGACGGTCGACGACACAGCGCAGACCGGCGAGCTCCTAGGAATCAATGTTGCTGTGAACGAGCAGGCGATCGCCTACGGCCAGGTCGTGTTCAACGCCTTCAAGTACAGCTCGAAGGCTGTCAAGGTTCCGGTCGAGTTGGCGCAGGATTCTGCGTTCGACATCAACGGCCACGTCAACAGCATCCTCGCCGAGCGGCTGGGGCGCATCACGAACGCACACCTGACCACCGGCACGGGTGCCGGCCAGCCGAACGGAGTTGTGACTGCCGCGACGGATTCTACCCGCGACCTAGACATCTCCGAACTAGCCACGGGATCAATCAACGCCTTCGGTGACATTCGCCTGATCGAGCACTCGATCGACCCGGCGTATCGAGCTGGAGCGAGTTGGATGATGCACGACACGCTTCTGCGCGACCTGAAGGGTGTGGTCGACGGCAATAACCGCCCGATCTTCCGGAATGCTAGCGAGGTTCCCGGCGGGATCGACAGCATCATGGGATACCCGATCACGATCAACCAGCAGATGGCCGACTCTGGGACGGCCACAAACAAGGCTCTGCTTTTTGGTGACTTCAGCAAGTACATCGTCCGCGTCGTGCGGCCGATGGTCATGCTTCGCCTCGTGGAGCGGTTTGCAGACAACCACCAGATCGGATTCTTCGCCTTCGAAAGACTCGACGGTGACCTGATCGACGCAGGCACGAACCCGCTCAAGTGGGCCGACATGATCGCCTGATGGGGGGGCTGAAATGACGAACCGAAGAGCAGGACACGGCCTGAAGGTCACGCGCGTTTCCAACGCCGTGGCCGCAGGCTCCACCGACGCGAACGGCACCGGCGTGGACATGGCAGGATTCGACGGAGTTCTGTTCATCGCCGCGCTCGGTGCGATCGTCGCCACCGGCGTCCAGGGGCTGAAGGCCCAGGCATCGACGGACGACGGTTCCACTGACACCTATGGCGACCTAGCGGGAACGCTGGTTGCTGCTGCAGACACCGACGACAACAAGCTGTTGATGCTCGACGTCATCGCACCCACGAAGCAGTGGGTTCGCCCCGTCGTGGAGCGAGCAACGGCCAATGCGACGATCGACGGTGTGGTCGCCATCCAGTACGGCGCGGCGAACAAGCCGACAACTCAGGACGCGACGACTGTCGTGGCTATCGAGTTGCACGATACGCCTGCTGAAGGGACCGCGTGATGAAGCGCGTCAGGCTGACTAGGGCCTGCACCGTGGACTTCTCGCAGAGGGATGAGGGTGACGTTGTCGAGGTCGAAGACTCGATCGCGATCAACCTTGTCCGAGCGGGATACGCGGCGCCGGTTGGCGCGGAGCCTGAGTCTGCAACGGTTGCGGCTCCCGAGTCTGCATCGGTGGCACCGGCGAGACGGAGGCGACCACGCGGTAGGTAACTGAAACAGCAACGGCCGGGTTCGCTACCCGACCAGCACCGCAGGAGAGGCCCACCCCTAACCCGTACGGGGGGTTCGGGGGTGGGCCTCTTCGCATTTACGGGCACAGATGGCCGACCTGACAACCACCGCCGCAGTAAAAACGGCGTTCAACATTACCGGAACCGGATTCGACGGGATCATCGGGGCGCTGACTACTCCCGTCACGAAGTATATCGAGTCGTACTGCGGCCGTGTGTTCGACTCGGCGACATACACCGAGTTCTACGAGGCCGCGGGAGCCTGCAACAAGGATCTGCTGTTGCGGGTCCTACCTGTCACGAGTGTCACCAGCGTCCACGTCTCAACGGACTTGCCGCGCGTGTACGGAGCGACCGAGCTCCTGGTCGCGGGCGAGGACTACATCATCCAACTCGCCCCGGGGATACTCGTGCGAACTGGTGGGTCGTTCTGGACCATCAGCGTCGAGTCGATCAAGGTCATCTATGTCGCAGGGTTCGCGACTCTTCCCGAGGACATCGTCCAGGCAGCGATCGAGATCATCGGGACGAAGGCCATGAAGAGCCACGGCAAGCTGTACCACATCTCAAAACACGATCATGGTGACCAACTGATCGACGGCATCCGCGCCAGCGACATTCCGGCAACAGCGAAGGCGACGCTAGACCTGTACCGCGACCGGAGGGCGGCGTGAGCCTGTTCATCACAGTCGGCACGGCGCAGTTGCGGTCTCTGAGCGAGAGAATGCTATTCAAGGAGCAGCAGTTCAGGAAGCAGCAGCGGGGGAAGTTGAAGAAGGCGGCCCGTCTACTGGGGAACGCGACGCGCAGGGAGATCCGCTCGAGCATTCTCGACAGGAAAACCGGGACGATGCTCAAGAGCATCAAGGCCCGTGTCTACAAGGACCGCGACGAGCCCGAGGCGTTCATCGCCTTCATCGGCGCAACGCCTCGCGGTCGTGCGTTCTACTGGAAGTTCCACGAGTTCGGCGTCATACCGGGTCCCACACGCGGCGGGCGCAAGCACGGCCGCCTGAGCGTCCTCGACCCTACACCGACTGCCCTGCCCGCACTGGAGCGAAACTTCGGGCGCGTGAAGGCAATCCTAGCCGAGTCGTTCAGCCCGCTCGGGGGGGTGGTCTGACTTGTGGCTGTCAACAACATCACCGACCCCGGGTTCGAGAACAACTCCCCGGCGTGGCAGTTCAGGGCCGGCGCAGTCCGGAAGACAGTCGTGGACGCCCACGGTGGCGACTGGGTGGCGGAGGTCACTCTCCGGCAGGGGTTCGGAGATGTTGCCGGTAGATTCGGGCAGACGTTCTCTCTGTTCGACACAAGCCAGCGTCAGTTCTCTTTCGCGATCCGTCGAACCCTCGCTGCGACTCCACCGGCTAGTTGGGTCGTCCACGTCGAAATCTACGACGGCACGCAGAACAT